GTAGGCGGTGACCGAGTCGGGGTCGAAGGGGTCGATCTGGGCAGGCTCCTGTTGCTGCTGGCCGCCCCAGTTCTGCTGGCCCTGGGGCTGCGGCGCGCTCTGCTGCTGCTGCATCCGCTCCAGGTAGGGCAGGGCTGCTGCGACCTGTTGCAGGAGCGGCGCGGTCTGCTGCAGGTACTGGACCGTCGTCTCCCAGTCGTTCTGGTCGAGCGCCCAGGCCGCTGCCTGCGCGTCCTCGGTTGCTGTCGTCTCCAGGTCCGCGTCCTCGATCGCGTCGAGGTCGATCCCCTCCAGGTCCAGATCGGCGGAGGCCTCGGGTGCGCCACCACCGTCCTCGGGGGCCTCGAAGTGGAACAGTGTCCGAGTGAACATCAGCCGCTGACCTGGCCGTAGCGCACATGGCAGCGAACGATCGCGGTCGCGAGGCTGACGCCGTTGCCGACCTCGACCCCGGTCGTGATCACGAACGCCATCAGCTTCTTGTTCGTGTAGTCGTAGTAGAAGTAGTTCGAGCCGGGAACGGTGCGCGACCCGGCTGCGACCCAGTCGAACGCCAGGGCTGCTGCGGCGCTCGGGTCGATATCGGACGCGACGAAGGACAGGCCTCCGGTCGGATACGAGGCGTCAAAGGTCACGTCGACGATGGCCTCGCGGGTGGCCCCGTTGACGTTTCTCTTGACAACCGAAAGGGTAAGCGCCATGAAATCTCCTGAGGTAGACCTCTGTAGCGTGCAGATCCGGTCGGACGGACCTAGTAGAGGTTCCTCTGGTTCGACTCGGACTCGTCCGAGATCTCGACCACGGAGCCGTCGCCCCTGACCCGCGAGCCGGGCTTCGGACCCTTCGCCTCGCGCATCAGATCCTTCCATGTCTCGGTCGTCTCCGGCCCCGAGGGCGGGTTCGGGTTGACGTAGGCACCGAGGACCGTGGGAGGGAAGATCCTGGTGCCGAGGTAGCGCGTCTGGTAGGCGCGGTGGCGCTTGCTCGTCGAGACGGTGATCAGGGTCTTGACGGGAGTGATCTGGACTGTCTTGAACGGCTTCGGCGTGATGACCGTATGGACCGGGGTCAGGCTCTGGCGGCTGCGCCGGGCCAGCGAGGTCGTGATCCTGGTGACGACCGGAGGCCCTGGGGCCGCCTCGATCGGGCGCTTGAGCAGGAACGAGCGAACCGTAGGGCGGCGTCCGCGAGCGAGGCTGACGGACGTCCTCGTGACGACCGGGGCTGCCGCGACGGTCAGGACCGGAATCCGCAGCAGCTGCGAGTGCGTCGAGGGGCGACGGCCGCGTGTCAGGTGGACAGCTGCTTGCGTGACCGTCGGCAGCGTCAGCGGCGTCTTCGTGAAGAACGAGCGGACGAGGGGGCGACGGCCGCGCGCCAGCTTGACCGTGATCTGGGTGACGACCGGAACCGGGGCGGCCGGAGTCACGATCCCCTTGAAGAGGACCGACATCACCCTGGGGCGGCGTCCCCGGACGAGGTAGGGCTTGGCCGCGTAGAAGACGGGCAGCGGCGCGGCGGCCAGGATCGGAGGCGTCAGGAAGCTGCGCGTCAGGAGGCGACGGCCGCGAACCGTGTGGATCAGGAGCGGGTTCGGGAAGAAGGCGACCGCGAGCCTGATCGGAGCCGGGCCGATAAACAGAGAGCGGGCGACGGGACGACGGCCCCTGACGAGATGCACCGACGTCGTCGTGACGAGCGGCGGCAGCGGGACGTTGATCCTGTTGTAGAACGACTTGACGGTGGGCCTGCGTCCCCGCACGAGATCGACCCGGATCGGCTGCGCGATAAATCCGAGCGGGGCGACGAAGGGGGCCGGGTTGACGAAGAAGGAGCGGACGAGCGGCCTGCGTCCCCTGACGAGATGGACAGCCGTCTGGGTGACGAGGGGCGGCTGTGGGGTCAGGATCGGCTTGCCCAGGAAGGACCGCGTCGAGGGCCTGCGGCCACTGACGAGCTTCGGCTTCGCGGCCTGGAAGACGGACAGGGTCGTGGGCGGGTAGAGCCGTGAGTCGAAGAGAACGCTGCGGCGGCGCTTCGCGAGATAGACGGCGGTGGCGCTGACGACCGGGACGCGCGGGTTGACGATCGTGGGCGCGAACAGATCCGAGAGGGTCTTGCGACGCTGCCGGGATGGAGCGATCGTGACCCTGGTCTTCGTGACAACGGGCGCGGCTGCTGCTGCCGCCCCGATAACCGCTGGCGGGAACAGCTTCGAGCGGGTGCGGCGGCGGGGGATGTTCGGCGGCGGAGGCGCGAAGATCTTCTGCGCCTGGTCCGTCGGGGTGTACGGGAAGACGACGAGGGGCAGGCGCGAGTGCGTTGCCCTCGACGGAACCCGAGATGCGGCCAGCTTGACGAACGTCTCCGTGACGACGGGTGCGCCCGCTGCCGGGGTGACGAGGACGGGGGCGCGCAGGAAGTATGTGTTCCTGGGCCGGGGCCGATTCCTGACCGTTGTCACCCTCGTCTTCGTGACGACCGGAGGTCCGGCGGCTGCGGCCCCGATCACGGTCGGCGGCAGCAGGCGCGACTTCGTGACGGGACGCCGTCCCCGAACGAGGCTGACGTCGATCGGCCGTGCCAGCGGCGGTGCGGGAGGGGTGGTGATCGGCAGCGGCAGCAGGAAGGAGCGCGTCTTGCCGCGCCGACCGGCGACCGTGTTGACCATGATCCCGCCGAGTCGGGTCGGGGTCGTCGAGACGAACAGCGGGTAGACGTAGATCGAGCGCGCTGCGGGTCGTCGTCCCCTGACGGTCTTGACCCTGATCGGGGGGGCGATGAAGGCAGCCCCGGCGGTAGCCGAGATGACCGTCGGGGCGAACAGCTTCGAGTAGGTCTTGCTGCGTCGGCGAGGCCTCCAGAGGCTGACCTCGATCGGCGGCCCCGGAACCTTCGCGAGCACGACGACCGGCGCTCGGATGAACGACATCCCGTAGGAGCGGCCCCTGATCGCCACTACTCGGACCTACCTAGGTGAGGTTCGTCACTTCTCCTGATCGAGACGCGGACGTAGCGGCGCAGCTGACGGCGGCGACGGGCCTGGCGGACGGGACGGACGGCGAGGCGAACGACCCGGCGCAGACGGAGAAGGCGGGGAGGTGCGATCCTGCTGCGGAGGCTCGTGATCACCAGTACGCCTTCCTGTTCACCGACTGTGAGACGGGCTTGCGCGGCAGAGGCACCACACCCGAGGTGGCGTCGAGTTCGATGATAAGCGAGCAGAAGGCCGACGCTGACGAGGACCCCCAGGTGACCGTCGCGGAGGTGAAGCCGGACGAGACGAAGACGCTCTCGAAGCCGGTCGTGGGGACGCTGTAGCCGAGGTCGGTCGCTTCCGTCCAGGTCGCGGGAGCCGTCATCGTGGCGGGGCTGGTGGCGTTGAAGATCGCACCGATGCAGGGGTTTCCGGTCAGCGCTGCCTGCGGGAAGACAGGGGCGGGAGTCGCAGAGGCCTGGTTGTCCTGCTTGCCGACGGCGCGCACCGCAGCCGTCGAGACGAGCGTCATCCCGGAGATGTTGAAGACGTCGATCGCGCCGCCGGAGTCGCTGGCCGTCGTCGCCGTGAAGATCGTCGACGAGGCAGAGCCGATCTTCGTGTTACGGACGAAGATCCAGAGCGAGTCGGCAGACGTGTTCTTGGTGCCGCTGACGTTGATCCGGGCGTAGGTCCCGGACGAGTTGTTGTCGGTCACGACCGGAGGCTGGGCCGAAGTCCGGCCCGTGTTGGCGCAGACGATCACGATCAGGTCGTTGACGGCGGGGGTCGCGGTCACGGTCCGGTTCCCGGCGGTCGTGTCGACGGTCGCCGTCCCGAGGTGCGTCACGGTCGCCATCTAGTCCCGCTCGACTCGTTCTTCCAGTTCCGAGATCCGTGCTTCAAGCTCGGCGATCTTCTCGCGCGCCTCGATTAGCTGCGCCAGGGCGAACCTGCGCGCCAACTCGATATCGCCGACCTGGGTCATCACGAACTCCTGATCCATCAGGCGATCACGACTCCCTTCCAGGTTGCAGCCCCCGTCCGCGCCCAGATCTTGTTGGCGCTCGTGTCCACCACGATCGTCCCGGTCGGGGGTGTCGTTGTGAAGTCGGAGTCGGACGGCGTCCCTGCCTTGACCTTCGTTGCGACTCCGTCGACGGCCTGGAAGTTGTTGTCGCTTTTCAGCTGCGCCACTCCAGAGCGGTAGAGGTTGGTGTCACCAGAAAGTGCGCCTGAACCCCACAGCATCTTGCCGTCCGCCGACATGATGAGGCGGTACTGCGCGTCCGCGCTCACGCGGGAGATGAAGGTGAAGTTCGCGGCCCCGCCGCTGCCGCTGGAGTCGATGTACGAGCCGGGGTAGAAGATGCTCCCCGTGATCAGTGCTCCGTCCGTCTTGATGATGCCAGCTGAAAAGCGGTAGAGGTTCGTGTCGAGTGAGGACCCGAACGAAATCGCGGGCGCGTTCTGGGTTCCATCCCATCCGAGCAGAACCTGGTTGGCGGTGCTGTCGAAGGCGCGGACGAACTGTCCCGCTCTGAACGACAGCCCGACGACGAGGTCTCCGTCGGTCTTGTAGGTGTTGAAGGACGAGACGTAGAAGCCCTGGCCGACGACGGCTGCTCCGGGGAGTAGAGGCACTAGACCCTCCCCGTCCCCAGCATCCCCATCGGCAGCATCACCGACGCCGCCGACACTGACGGAGCCTTGAACTGGATGACCTGCGACGTGCAGAACGTGAATGAGGCTTGCGTCGGAAACGACGAATACGAGCCCGTGGCCGTCGCGACAACGTATTGCGACATGACCTGGTGGTTCACGTCGTTGTAGGTGTTGACGACGGCCCACGTTCCGCCTGCGCTCGTCCCGCCTGCGGTCCAACTCGCGGCAACCGAGTTGCTGTTGCCCGCCGCGCCGAACACGAGATCGCCTGCGGTGACGCTGATCGCTCCCGAGTCAACCGGACCACCCGACCCTCCGTCCACGCCGGAAGAGACACCCAGAGGTGAAGCAGCCAATCCCGACCACTCCGAGGCGTTCAGCCGCACCGATCCCCCCGACGTCGAAACGGTTATCAGAGGACTCCCGGAAGCCGTGCGCGCAAGATAGAACACGTAGAGGGTGTCTCCGTCTGTCGTCTGAGGCTGCGCCGACGCCTGCGACCACGAGCCGTTCACCGAGTCAGACACTGTCACGGTCGCACCGAGTGCACCGATACGGATCTCGCAGATCAGAGTGTTCTGTGAAACGACGCCGGGCAGCGTCAGCGTTGCGCTGGCACCAGTCCCGGCTACCGCCTGGACAAGAGATACGGCCATCTAGCCAATGACCTTCATGCCGCCGTGGCGGACCTCGTTCGAGAAGAAGATGTCGGCGTAGAAGCCGTACTGGAGGTAGGGATTGTCGCCGACGGGGACGGTCGCACCAGGCCAGTCCGCGAGCTGCACACCGTCGAGCCAGAACTGGAGCAGCCCGTCGGAAGTGGTCGAGTACTTGACCGAGACGCGATAGCTGTACCACTGATCGTAGACGACGTTCGCTGCCGCCGTGACCTTGTCGACGGTCGGGCCGCTGCGGCTGAAAAAGATGTTGTTCGTGAACGGAGCGTCCGTCGTGTTGATCCCCATGTGGGCGATGTCCGTTGTCGTCGTGCCGTGCAGGTTCCAGAACGTCGACCAGTCGGGGTAGTTACGAACGAAGCCCGACGTGTTCCCGGCCGACGGGAACATGAAGTGGCCCTGAAACTCCTGCGTCGACCCCATTCCGTGCCGCAACACGAGATGGCCGATGTCGGCGATCTCGGCTTTCTTGCCTCCCGACGCAACCTCCATCTCGGGGGTCGCGATCATCTTGAATCCGGGGCCGTAGGGCGTCGAAACCTCGAAGACGCCTCCACCGGAGGGCCAGGGGGTGCCGGTGTCACCGGGAGCCGAGAACGGGTCAGATCCCACGAACGGCGTCTGCCAGCGGTTGATCAGGTTCTTCCCGAACGTCGTCTGCGTATCCGTGAAGTACTGGATCAGGTACTCGTCGACCGCCGTGGGAGGAGAGGGGACGGCCGGAGGGACAACGACGTTGCGTCCGATCATGTCGAGGTACGCCTTCCCTTTACCCCAGTGGGTTTTCGCGAGTCTCGCGGGAGAGTAGTTCGCCACCGCCGACCAGGGCCTGTCGGCCTGGATGAACTCGTGCCATGCAAGGTCGGCCAGTTCCCGATCGGTCGGCGGCGTTGTCATCTCGACTTACTCCTCCCACATGATCCCGCAGATCGCGTTCACGGCCGGAGTGCCCGTGACGCGCTGGCGGGCCATGCTGGAGATCGCGACTTCCGGCTCGCGCCCGAGGGGGAACTGGATGTAGATCCCCGAGGTGGGCGGCACCAGATGCTGCTCGACCGTGACCGGGTTCACGAGTGTCCCTTCCGCCGATCCGGTGTAGCCGGAGGCGGTCGTCCCGAGCGTGATCTGGGTCGCGACCGAGTTCTGGTCGCTGACTTTGGTGATGTCTGCCGCCACAAAGGCGGTGACCGTCGCCGGGGTCGTCAGGTTCGGCAGCTTCAGAAGCTCGTACTGGAACGGGGTCGCTGCCGAAGAGCCGTCCATCTCGATCCAGTGCTGCACGATCCGGGCCTCGCGGTTGGCGGAGGTCGCGAACTGGAGCAGCGTCTTCACGGCGGCGCTGGTCGTGACCTTCGGGGTGGCCGCTGCGCCAGGTGCGGGGCCATTGATGGCCGAATAAATCTTGCCCATGCCACTACTCCTTAGTTGAGATTGGGTTGTGCAGCAGCCCGCTCTTGGCTACTCGCAGAGGAAGGTCCAACGGGTCGTTCGGGTGAATCTCGGGCAGCCGGTCTTCGGGGATATCCATTGGCCAGATTTCGAGGAAGTACTCGTTGTCCTTTCCCCAGCCCTTCTCGTAGTCTCTTTGCTCCTTCTTCTTCTGTGCTGTCGTCATCGCCCTGGCACCCACATCCGGTAGACGCGGCCCTCTTCCGAGGTTCCGGTGCAGGCGATAGCACGATGCTCGCTGAGCGCGGCCTGGATCAGGCTGCTCCGCTTCTCGGGCGTGATCCCGTAGGGGAAGCTGACGAAGGCAGACTTGTGGCAGACGTCGCACTCGAAGGTCGCCGACTTGGCGTCGAGCGTGTTGTAGCCGGGAGTGCGCGCGGTCGCGTGTCGTCGCAGAGATGCGGGGACACTCTTGGCGATCGTGATCGTGCTCATGCGTCGACGAAGTAGGTGAGCCAGCCGAACATCTTCCCCGTCACCGAGGTCATCGTCAGCTTCGAGTTGGCGGTGTTCGTCTGCAGGATCACGGAGGTCCCGTCACCCCGTCCGATGAAACCGTTGATCGCGATCGGCATGACGCCGGTCAGCGCCGTCGGGCCGGTGCCCTCGTTGAAGGTGACCGAGCCTGCTGCGTCGAGGATGACGAAGAACTGCGTGACGTAGACCTTGAGGCCCACGCCGGGCGCTGCGACGATGTCGAGCGCTCCTGCGCCACCCTGGGTGATCGGGACCTGGGTGACGGTGCGGTTGTAGGTGACGATCGGCATGGGCTATATCCTGCGGAGTGCGTCGGACGGCTACTGGATCGGAGCCTGACCGGAGGCTGTCTGAGCGAGTCCTTGCTGGTTCGCGACCTGCCCGTTCTGGGCCTCGATCCCGTGCCCGCCCTGGGCCTGGGGAACCTGATCCTGCTGGGTCGGATGCTTCGCGGCGGCGGCCTGGGCGTGCGCCTGAATGTGCTGCTCCAGCATCATCACCAGCATCTGCTCGCGGGAGGGCTGCTGCGGCTGTCCCTGCGCCCCCTGGGCCTGCTGCTGCGGCTGCTGCTGCATCTGCGAGGGGTCGATCGTCTGCTGGATCTGCGCTTCCAGTTCGCGGTGAACCTGGATGTGGACGTAGTCGTCGTCGTAGTAGTTGACCTGGACCGGCATCCCCTGCGACATCATCAGGTTCTCCTGCTGCGCCATCCCTCGCTGTACCTCTTCCTCGCGCTTGGGGATCGCCATCGCGCGTCCCTGGTCGAGCGACTCCTTCAGCCAGTCGATCGGCAGCGGTTGCCCGGCGCTCGTGGCGGCGTTGAAGATGTCGAAGATCTTCTGCGACTCGACGGCGGGGCTGGTCGGCAGCGGTGCGCCGCGCGTGATGTTGATGTAGAACTCCTGCGGCAGAGAGGCGCGGGAGAAGTTGAAGACCTCGACCGTGCCGTCGGTGCCCGCGATCCCAAGCTGCTTGTTCGTCGGCCAGTACGCCTTCGCAAGCTCCAGCGAAAGCAGCATCGCGTCGCCGATCCCGAGCCGGATCGTCTTCAGGATCGGTCCGATCCTCCGCTCGTCCTGCTCGGCCAGCAGCGCCAGGGACGAATAGGCGCTGACTCCTGTCGGGACCTGGCCCATCGAGACGGACTGCAGACCCGCGACGGCCTGCATGTCCTCGTCGTTGATCCTCGACTCGTTCTCGATCCAGGGGCCGGGGCCGATTCCCTGCGTCTCGATCGGGAAGTCGGCGTGCAGCGGCACCTCGATCACTTCCATGATCTTGCCGACCGGCTTGCTGGCCGCCGTCATCGTGCCCTTGCGGGCGTAGACGCGGCCAAGGTTGCGGTCCTTCATCTCGATCATCTGCGAGCGGGCGCGGTTCTTCTGCCGCTGCGGCCCGGCGATCGGCTCCACGACTCCGAGCGACCAGAAGCGGCCCGGAATCCGGTGGTAGTGGAAGAAGACGATCCCGTGGTGAGGGCGTCCCTTGAGGCGGTAGGGAAGCTGGTCCTCGACCGCCAGGAGCGCCTGCAGGCCGTCGACCCAGGTGATCACGCGACCGTGCGGGTACTCGTCGGTCGGCATCTGGTAGCCGGTCGAGACGAGGACGTGGCCCTTCATCTGGGTCGGCGTGACGGCGTTCGGGGACGAGGTCATGTCGGCGCTGTAGTCGCTGCGCGCCGAGACGCTGTCGATCGAGGTCATCGTCTGCTCCTGCAGCTTCTTGGCCGCGTTCGGCCAGCGCATCTTCGCCCACTCGATCGGGATCGGGCGCTCGATGATCAGCCAGGGGAACATCGCCTCGTCGGAGATGCCGGGCGGCGGCAGGATCTGGTGCGGCGACAGGTCCTCCCATGTGATCTGTCCCTCGCGCAGGGTCTGGAACTTGGCCGTCTCGCCCGTCTGCTGCAGCTGCGCCACATAGGCCGAGGCCTCCCCCATGTCGACGATCGGCTGCCCGTCGGGGCCGATCGGGAAGTCACCGATCGCCTCCCCGGCAGAGGTGTCGTACATGCAGCGCAGGGCGGCGGTGCCGTAGACCGTCTCCTTCAGCAGCAGGTTGTAGATCACCCGCTCGGCGTCGACCTCGACGTCCCAGATGTACTTCGAGCAGGCCGAGGTGTGGGTCGCGATCGTCTCCGACTCCTGATCCGAGCGGCGAAAGAGGATGTCGGGGCGCAGGTCCTCGACGTAGAGCTTTCCCATCACGGTCTGCACGAACTGGGTCGTGACATTGACCGTGTGCCGCTCGCGCTTGTTCGGGTTCGGCTGCTCGATCACGCGGCCCGTGCGACCGCCCTCACCCGACCATTCGACCCACTGGCGGCCCGCCATGAAGGACTGGCAGATGTGCCAGGTTCCTTCGTAGGGTCGGCGCGCGTTGACGGCGCGTCTGCGACGCTCGCTCCACTCGCTGAGGACGGAGTTTCCGGCCTCGTTGTATGGGGCATTGTCCTTTTCAGGAACTGCGGCAAGCTGCACACTGGACATCAAACGACCCCTGCCGGGTAGTAGGGGAACTGCTCGTCAGAAGCAATCGGACGTTGCGTCGGGTCGTAGGGGATGTCGTCGGGGTGCTGCTCCGGTTCCGGTTCGACGGCAAGCTCTGGGACCTCCCAGGGCTTGTCGACGAGGTACATCAGCCGGTCCAGCAGCCCCTGCCGCTCAAGGGCCCAGGCCGTCTCCTTCTTCTCCCAGGCCCGCTCACGAAGTCGGGAGTCCCGGAATACGACAGAAACGACCCAGGCCGCCACGGATGCTACGACCAGGATGGTCAGGGCTGCAAGAGCGACGGTCATGCCTTGTTCGGCGTCACAGGCTTGAAGTTCTCGAAGAACTCCTGCTCGGGGACTTCCCACTGGTCGCCGCGCTGGCCCTGGACGTGGACGACGCCCGCTTCCGGGTCGTGCAGCGCCTTGACGTGGGCCGTGTTGCGGTACTCGGGCCACGTCTCTGAACCCTCGAACTGCTTCTCCTTCTTTGTTGCCATCAGACTGTCTCCTCGATCGCCGGTTCCGCTGCCTCTGACTGCTCGGTCTTGGGCGGGCGGCCACCACGGCGGCGGCGCATCTCGTCCAGGATCTCTGCCAGAGGTGCGGTCCACTTCTCGTCCATCTCGGCCTGCAGCTGGTCGAGACGGGCCTGCAGGGTGTCCCGCTCCTCCAATGCCTCGGAGACGATCTCGCTGTCGATCATGTCGTCGAGACGTGCCATCTGCCGCACGCAACCGGATCGCTGATCGTTGGCCATGCAGATGTAGACGTGGCCGTATCCGAGGCTTTCCCAGCCGGTGTCGATGAACGGTCCTGCGTGCGTGTCGCAGAGGGCACACTTGGTCGGGCTGTAGCGGGCCTGGGCGACGGCTTGGAACTCGGACATCGTTCACCTTTCCTAGCGGGACTGGGTGCAGGGTCAGAGTACGGCGTCTGTCAGACGACGCCTAGAGGCCAGCCTTCTCCAGCAGCCTGCGCGTCATCAGCTCTCGGCGCGAGAGCAGCATGTCCTCGTCCTCGTCGTCGCGCACCGGCAGAGGCGCGCGAGACATGATCGCGTAGCGGAGGGCGTCGACGGCGTGGTCGTTCTCCTTGACGACGTCGTCGGTCCCGTCCTTGATCCGCATGTTCGGGAGTTCCTTGATCAGGTTCGTGCAGGTGTTGAAGATCCTGAGGCGAGGGAAGCCGTCTTCCATGATCTCGGCCAGCATCTCGTCGACCCGGTTCCAGCCCCCGAGGCGGTCGTTCTGAGCGCGGGCCGCGAAGATCCCGTAGTCGGCGAACTCGATCGCGGGGGCCTCGTACTCGGTCCGCCTGGCCCAGGTCGAAGGGTCGAGCCAGATCGACGAGGGGCTGATGTTGAGGTCTTCCTCGATCGCCTGCATCTTGCGGGCGTGGTAGCTGACCGGCTTCTCCGACTCGTAGTGCTCGCCGACGACCCACCAGCGGCCCTCGTAGTCGATCGCGCAGTAGATCGCTGCCGTCGGGTTGGCCCAGCCGTAGTCGAGGCCGACCACGATCTCCCACTCGTTGTTGATCGGGAACGGCTCGCAGACGTGCAGGCCGGGGTCCCAGACGGGGAAGCGCTTGCCGCCGAAGGCCCCCCACTCGCCAAGGATGAAGCGGCGATACCACATGTTGTTGGTCGACTCGCGCCGGTTCATCGAGCGGATGTAGGACTCGGGCAGGTTCCACTCGTTCTCGGACAGCTTGACGTGGACGCGGGCGCACCAGGGGTAGGCGTCGCGGCTGCGCTCGTCCACGAAGCGGCGGTGGACCCAGTGGTCCTCGGGGCCGGGGTTGGCCACGAGCAGCGCCTTGCGCGGGCCTCGCGGATCGCTCATGCGTGAGATAAGCGTCTCGTACATCTGGAAGTAGTCGGTCCCGGCAAGCTCCTCGACCTGGTCGATGAAGAAGCCTGCGATCGTGACGTTTCGCAGCTTGTCCTCCGTCTCGGAGGGGTTCTCGGCAGACCGGAACAGGATCTCGGCCCCGTTGTGGAGGATGATCATCTCGTCCTTGGCGACGTAGCGGGCGATCAGGGCCGGGGGGCAGGCCGGGGGCATCTTTCCGTCGCCGCGCAGGAAGGCCGCCTTGGTCGAGTCCTCCAACTCGCGGTAGGTGCGCCGCATGATCACGAACTTCCAGTTGGGGCCGCCGTACTGCCAGGCCCAGGAGGCGATCATCTTGCAGGCGGCCTGCGTCTTGCCGGATCGGATCGCTCCGTCGAACATGATCTCCTCCGAGTCGGGATCGCGGCAGGCGGCCCAGAACTCCTTCTGCTTCTCGGTCGGGCAGTGGTAGGGAGGCGGGAACTCGTCCCGGATCACCATGACGCCGTTCTCGGAGTCAGAGGCGTTCTCGGCCTCCCAGTTGACGGAGGCGTGCTGCGACATCTGGCCCGTCGTCTTCAGATCTGACGCTTCTAGCTTCTGCTGCAGCATCCGCCGGGCGCGGGTCTTGGGGCGACCGGCTATGGGGTCAACTCCGGTGCTGCTTCCTCGATCACGGCCACCTCGATGACCTCTTCCTCGGGCAGCCAGGCCGCCGACTCGTAGCGGATCGTCGTGATCTGGTCGGTCGTCTGGGCAATCCGCTGGTTCGGCTTGCCCCGCTTCCACTCCAACAGCATCTTCGCCGCCGCCTGGGCGACGCGCTGGTCACGCGAGCCCATCTGGGATTCCAGCAGCATCACCGCGACCGGCTCCAGGGAGGCGAGCTTCTCCTCCACCTCTTCGGGGGTCAGGTCGGTGAAGGGTCGGCCGCACTCCAGGCAGACCCCGGCTTTCGGCTCGTGAACCTCGTGGGGAACCTCGACTGTGCTCATGTGTGCATCCTACGACCCCCGGCGGCGGTGCTACCCTCGCGGCTGGTGACGCTGGTCTGTACGCGCAGCAGATTGCGACCTGCAGCGCGAACGGTCGTGGCGGCATCCTTTCGCCCTAGGCCCCCCCGAAGCTGGCCCGATCCGGGGGGTTCGGGGTGCCCAAACTGGTACTATGTGACTACACCGCACGAACACCAGTACGAGGAAAGGATGACGTGAGCGAACTGGCGACGATCGCCGTCTATATCCCCACGAGGGGCTACATCTGGCACCGAACGGCTGCTGCGATGAGCGCTTACCAGCCCAGCTACGTCCACAACAACACCGGCGTCGTCGACGCCCGGCAGCAGATCGTCGACCACTTCCTATCTACTCGGGCCGACGTCCTCGTGATGTGCGACGACGACGTCGTTCCTCCCGCCAACTGGGACCGGATCGCCTCGCATGTGATCCAGGGACGGGCCGATGTCTGCGGCGCTGTCTGCCCGGTCGCCCTCGAAGGGACGGTGCTGCTGCCGAACGTCTTCCGCCGCGACGACAACCTCTCGAAGGGCTACAAGCTCTCGACCGACTTCATCGAGATGGAGGACCTGCAGGAGGTCGACGCGGTCGGGACGGGCCTGATCTGCATCGACCGCCGCGTCCTCGAGGACAGAAAGATGCGGGAGCCGTTCAAGGCCTCCTTCATCAAGGGCGGCGGCGAGGACGTCAGGTTCTGCCGTCGGGCCAAGGATGCACGCTACCGGGTGATGGTCGACTTCGACATCTGGTGCGATCACCGGATCAACGTGGACGCGATCGGGCTTGCGAACGCCTACATGGAGGTTCACAATCTCGCCGTCGAAGCGGCGAAGCGAGGGGATGCCGAATGGACGCTGAAGCAGTAGGGGAGTACGGCTCGGGCAGGTGGTCCTACACCTGCGAGAGGTGCTTCGACAAGATGTGGATGACCCATCCCGAGTACATGGAGAGGGCGGCGAAGGGAACCGTCGTCTGCAGCAGCTGCATCGAGGCCAAGAAGCGCAAAAAGAGACGCCGACAAGGGGAGATGGCCAGATGATCCGAGGCACAGCACACTTCGACAAGCGCAGCGAGTCACTGTTGACCTTCGACGGCGTTCCGATCGAGGAACTGGCGATGGAACTGGAGATCTCGCCCTGCGTCAGCTGCGGATCGGACCAGTCGTCGGCCCAGGGAGGGATGATGGAGAACATCCGGGTCGAAAACGGCGTTTTGCGGGCCGATATGACCTGCGCCGACTGCATTCCTGGCGGTGCCGACGCTTTCGAGAGCTTCCTGGACGAGATCGAGCCGAAATGGTGACGAGTACGGCCCGAAAAGCCCCTGACGGCGTCTCCCAGCGTAATGTGTACGAGGCGGTGGAGGCGTTCATCGTCGTCAACGGCTATTCGCCGACGGTGCGCGAGATCGGGGGCCGTTTGGGGCTGTCGGCGGCCGTCGTCCACTTCCATATCGGCAATCTGATCGCGCAGGGGCTGCTGACGCACGAGCCGAGGTCGCCGAGAACGCTGAGACCGTGCTGATGGCGCTCGCGAAGGTCAAGATGGAGCACGCGGGGGCCAAGAACGGCGGCGGGGCCTGGGGGACGCGCGAGGAGGCGAAGGTCGCGTCCAAGAAACGGCGTCGGAGAGCCGACAAGCTGCTGAGTAGACTCTTTGGAGTGAACACGAGGAGTTAGCGTGTTGCTTATCGGGCAACTTTATCCAAAATCATGTGGACATCATGTGGACAGCGTGTGGACATCATGTGTATAGTCGAGAGATGAAGCCCGCCGAGAACGCCCGGATCGACATTCGCGTCTCCAATCCCGAGAAGCTGCAGTGGATGGAGTTCGCTGAGGCGAACGGGATCAAGCTGACCGAGTTGATCAAGCAGGCGGTGCGGGCCAGGATGATGACGATCCCGTCAGCGCAGACCTGGATCGGATCACCCCAGATCGGCTCTCCGACGACGATGCCGAACTGGACCCCGACCCCGAACACCTTCGGGATCACCTACGGCACGAGCGGAATGGCGAATGTCTACAAGCCGCCGCCCGATGCCCCGGAAGACCCCGAAACACCCCCAGAACTGCCTTTTTGACAGAAGTCGAGGCCGTGTAAGCGATTCTAAGGGCCTGCGAGGGGTTCGCCCAACTACCTACATGGGCGAAATCGGGGCTAGTGCATCCCGTAGTGCTGCTGATCGAGGTTGCGGCCGGGGTAGTTTCCGAGGCGCTTGATCGCGGCGGCGATCTGCTCCCGGTCGCCGACGGCGGCGTTGCCGAGGTGCTGCGCCAGGATCGCCTCGACCCGGTTGCGGGCCATCTCGATCCGCTGCGGCGCGGTCAGCATGTGCTCGGATCGCATCGGCTCGCCGCGTGCGTTCCCCTGCTGCTGCAGCGCCATCTTGTCCTCGACGACCTTGCGCGTCTTCATCAGCGTCTCGACGAGGTGCGACTTGACTCCGGCGGGAAGCAGCGGCACGATCGAGGCGTCCGGCAGCAGCGACTCGAGGCCGCGCGTCGACTCGAGAAGCTGGTCCATCGTGGCGCGGCGGCCCGCCAGGGTGTCGACCCGGCGCTGCAGGATCTCGCGCTTCGACAACCCAAGCTCTCGCATCCGCAACTCCTGCATCGAGTCGTTGACCCACTGCGTCCCGGCCCCAAGCTCCGGTGCGGCCGCGATCGACTGCGAGGCGTCGCGGTGAAAGTCCTTCACGACCTGCTGCTTCATCCGCTCCCCCCGAGGGAGCGCAGGAGCCGTCCTGCCGCCGCGCGCCCCCCAGGGGACCGGAGCCATCGCTGCAGCCTGCAGACCCGCCGCCAAGCTGGGGTGCTGGAGCAGGCCCTGCAACGGGTCCGTCAGGTCGTGGGCAACGCCGCCGAGACCGGCCGGGTTGCCGAGGATCGCCTTGTAGACCGAGTTGTGCGACAACTCGTCGGGGACGAAGTTCGGGATCGGCTGCGTCAGGGCGTGGCCGACGGCGTTGTTGACCTTGAGTGCCGTCCTGCCGACGGCGCTCAGGCCGGTCGCGTCGGCCCAGGCCGCCCAGGGGTTCGAGGGTCGGCCGTGCGCGACGGCGTAGCCGGGAGCGGCGGCGAGTTGCTGCGACATAAGGTCGTTCGAGCGGTGCTCGGAGGCCATGAAGGCCCCGTACTGGTCGCCGACGAAGTCGCGACCCCGGTTGTTCCAGTCCCGCAGATGGCTCGCCGCGCCGCCGATCGTGTGCAGGAAGTCCATCGCAGCAGCCTAAACCCTCGATCAGACGGTCAGACGGTCGTCTCCTGGCCGCAGACGAGGCACATCCCCGTCTCGAAGCTGACGACGTTGATCCGGTCCATCACATAGACCTTGCCCGGCTCACAGAGCGGGCAGACATGGACCTGAATCCCGAGCAGGGTCGTCTTCAACTCGCTCTCCTCCAGGGCCATCTCGTGCGCTTTCAGGTCGCCGATCGCGCGGGTGACGATGATCGGGTCGACAAACGACTCGATGTCCTCGAACGTCACCTCGGGATCGGGGTAATCCTCCCCCTCCCGCAGCCAGCTCTCGACCCCCGCCACTAGAAGGCGTCCAAGACCGTCGCGATGTCGATCACGACGCAGATCGCGATGATGACCAGGCAGACGATCCAGACGGT